TTTGAAACAGCATTTACTAAAATTGAAAAACCGCTACCAGTAGACCCCAAAGAAGAACAAGACAATACATCACCAACAGCATAAAAATTACCGCCAAACTTAAGGTTGCAAGAGACCACTGCACCTGAGGCAATAAGGATATCAGCAGTTGCATTAGCACCTGAACCTCCTGTTAAAGATACGTTTTGGTATATACCATTGGTATATAAAGAACCACCTGTAATGTTTCCAAGAAGGGATATTTGACCTTGAACAATGGTTGGTGGGTAATAAAAATAATGTAATTCAGCGCTGTAGTTTGTATCTGGTGTTGGACCTAAAATAAAAGATAGCTCATTATTATTGTTGTATTGCGTACCAAAAAGTGCGTAATACTGAGGCATACCAGTACTTGTTGGATTTGGATAAGACTGTCTAATAAAGTTAACGTCTTTGTTTAATAGATAACTGTAATTACCTGATGAATCAATTACAGCCAATGAATATGTTGATAAATAATCTATAGGACAAGACAAATAACTATTTCCAGATGTCATGGTTCCAATAACATTTTTACGCAACGATGGTAATTGAACTGAGTTATATATACGCTCTTCAGCCTCCATTACAAAGACTGGAATATTTGCCACGAACAACTGTTCGGTGTTCTCAGCGTAAGACTGGATATTGTTATATAACTGTTCGTAATTCATAGGGTTTACACTTAAGCCATAGGACCTCTAGACATACGACCTTTAGTAGCTGCACCAGCTCCACGCATTTCAATGCCAGACGTTTTTGGCTCTTTGGTTGTGCCATAGCTAACACCGTTAGGAATAGGATCACGCAGATCTGCATCTTTTACAGATTTAGTAGTTGCATATGGAATATCATCTTCCATAGCTTGGAAGCTCTCTACTGTGTATTTTTTGCCAGACATAGTATGCGGAGCAGCATAGTCAGATGCTGGTTTGTCATTTTTAGCATGACCAGTATGAACAGCTGGGCTATTCTTTTTGGTTGCTTTTACTGATTTATCGTATGCCATGATTAACGACCTCTTCCAGAAGATTTTTGGTTCATTGCACGAGCCATGTTGCGACCTACCGCTTTCATAGCTTTACCTGTCACGCCACCTTTAGCCATTTTAGTCGGCTTCATGCCTGGGTGCATATGATGTTCATGTTTATGCACTTCTTTTTTTGCTTCTTTATCTGCAATCTTAGTTACTTGCTTCTTGTCCATTTTAAACTCCTAAGTTGTTGTAATGGTTACTGTACCGATTGTTATAACAGGAAGCAAGGAATTTGGAGTTAAATAACTGTCAAAATAACTTGCCCCACCTACTGGGTTCCATCCCCATTGAATCTGTCTACTACCGTCTGTTGAATAACCTTGATTATCGATGTTATTCACATTTGGATCATAAGGATTAGTCATTAATCCATACGTTCCACCAGCGTAATAACTCACATCTGGGCGTGGCTCCCGTACAGCTTGTGGATCATTCACAGGATAAAGTCCAAGACTTAACTGTGGCTGATCTGGATCCCAGCACTCAGGACATACTTTAATGTTGTAAAGCTTGGTCTTGATAACTTCTTTTTTCAATTCCTTGAGCATATATCGAAAACCACAACGATCACATTGTGCTATTGCCCATTTGCCAGATGAATACTTATTTGGCATTAGACGAACCTACCTTTTGTACGACCTTTTCTTTCTATGCCATGACCTCGAATAACACCGCCTTTTTTGCGGTTTAATGGACTGTCTGGGTTAAATGGATTATTAGATCCTGGAACATAACCAGCACCGCCACCGCCTTTAGGAGAACTGCCTTTAGGTGTTTTATCGTAATACCCCATGTCCTTTAATCTTTCAGCATAGGTACGATCACGTTCAGCCTCTACTTTAGTTCTGTGTTCTTGAGCCATTTTAGAAGCTTCATCTATAGCTTTTTGTTCTTCAGGGGTAGGCATTATCTTCCATGACCTCCGTAAAAAGACATCCTAGGAACAAAACGAATAGCTGCTTTTTCCCTATCTTCTTGGGAAGCTAAATCCCATTGTTCCATGTACTCAGCTTTGAGCATTGGGATTCTATTAGGGTCTACCCCAGGAATCTTGGATGACAAATAAAAAGCTAAACCAGCCACCATGCATGGGATGAATCTAAATGGAATGTCATTGGTATTAATACCAGTGCCAGCATCCTGAATCCTACGCATACGCCAGTAGACGAATGTGTATTGGCTGCCTGGAGAGTTAGGAGTGGGCCAGACGTTAATACAAGGCAGATTAACCACGCTAATCGAAGCTCCAGTCGCATGAGCAGCTGGGGTAGTACCATTCTGACCACGATAGCAATTTAACAGCTGTGGAGCCGTTGTAGAGACATTTGGGTAGTAAATGATCTCACTGCCAATCTGGATGTAGCCAGTGGCTGCTAAACCTGTCATATCAGACTGACTTAACTGAATAGTAGTGTCGGTAGCACTAATACCAGTTGTAGAACCATTACCGTATAAGGTGTAATTGGTAGGGTTGTTTTGTCCAGACTGGCGGTTAATCCATACTTGAATAGGTCTTCCTTGAGCCAATTTATTAGGCAAAGTCGAGTAAGTGTCCTCGGAAATGCGACTAATATTGATATCTATCTGGTTTTGCAAAGTACCAGTTCGGATAACTTGGCTTAATAAGTCGATGGTATCTATTGGCAAAGGGTAGGTAATCTGTCCAGTAACCATAGGAATTTGACCTTCTTGGATAGTCCAAAGGTTAATTCCACGGTTTGCCCATTCGACTGTTAAAAGATTTAAAGACCGTCTAGCTGTCCTAAAATCATAACCAGTTCTAAGTTCGACACCGCACCTCTCAAACGCCTCTTCAATGAGGTCGTTCATGTTTAGGTCAAATACGGATGTCCCTGAAGTAGCCATTATTTATGCTTAAAGCCTTTAAGAGTTTCTGCTAAACGAGCACGTTGACCTAGCTTGCCAGGTTTTTTAGCAGCAGCAGCCAGTTTTTTCTCAGGGATAGTATGTCCTTCTTTTACTCCCAAAGCCTTACGCAACGCACCAGCTTTTTTGATAGCGTGTTGAATCCATTTTTCTGCCATGATTAACTCGCAACATTTTGTTCTGGATCAATAGGAGCAGTAATTTCAACGGTTGCAGATGCTGGTTCTTCAACATTGATAGTTACGCTGGCTGGTGCTTCTACAGGAGCAGCTTCAACAGCAGGAGATGCTTCAGCTACGGGAGCAACTTGTACAGGTTCTGGTGCTGGAACTAAAGAAGCAGCAAAAGATGTTACCACTGGGGAATCTGAGAATCCCAAAGCTACTTTTTCACTTGCCAAATACGCAGCAAATTCGTTTAACAATTTGTGCTCTTCACCTTCCACTGCATGACCAGCACTTTTTACATAATTTACTACTTTTTCAAATAAGTTCATTTTTTCTTCCTTGCAGCTCGTAAGTTATCGACTAAATTAGGATAAGGTCTTCCAGCTGCTTTAGCCATTGCTTTCGCACTAGCTTTTTTAGCTGAAGACAATTTCTTTGGTTTCCCAAGGTCTTTTGGTCTTGGTTTATCCCAAACTTGCCCACCTTTGGCATAAAACTCAACAGCATCAGGATTATCTTTTCTTTGGATAATCTTTTTGCGTGGCATCTTAGATGGGTTAACTGCTCCCATCCCTCGGCTGGCTCTCATTACTTATGAGCGTGACCGCCACCGCACATTGCTTCAACGTGCTCGTGGTGATGTTTGTGACCATGCATACCGCCATCATGCTCTTTTAAATGCTTTTCGTGAGCGTGATGTTTGTGGATATGACCGCCATGAGCATGACCACCATCATGTTCTTTCAAATGATGCTCAATATGCTCGTGATGTTTTTTGTGTCCGTGTGACATAAATTTCTCCTAATTAACAGTATTTGGTTTTTGTATGACCACGTTTAGCAATGCCATCAGCACGGCTAGATGTAGAACCACCATGAGCCATTTTCTTAATATGACCACCATGTTTTTTACCAGAAATAGAACCAGATGTGCCAATAGTGTTGTCACCATCGTTATGCATCTTTGGTTTGCGATCTTCGGTATGACCACGTTTTTGAACTTTTGATTCGCCAAAACGACCAAGTTTGTTAGAACCAGCTTCAACATCATGCTTCATGTTGCGTGAACCCATAGTTTCTTTTTCTTTCATATGACCACGAGGCTCTGTGCTGGCTTCACGTTTAATAGCACCACCCATTGCATATTTCTTCATATGGGCTTTGCCACCATGACGCATACCAGCTGCTTCGTGCTCTTCTTCTTTAGCAAGTTTACGAAGTTCTTTAGCCTGGTGCATTTCATGTTCTTTTTCAGCATGAGCATGACCACCTTTAGCCATTTTTTTGGTGTGATGACCTTCATGCTCTTTCATATGGTGTTCAGCCATCGCTAAATGGTGATGAGCTAAATGTTTATGATGCTCTTTAGATAGACCACCGTGTTTCATGCCTGGAGCACCTGGCATTGGAGCTGGACCTGCTGGAGCAGCCATTGGAGCAGCGGCTGGAGAAGGCATAGCACGGGCAGCCATCATTGCCATTGCTGGGTTTACGCTACGTTTTTTCATGTTGATTCCACCTTTTTTAAAATGTTTGCCTTTATCGGCTTTTGCAAAATCCTCACCTACCGATTGAGGAACTCCTACTTTTTTGGCAAAAGCCTTGTTGTGGGCTACTGCCTCCATAAAATCATGCTGTCGTTTGGACTTACTTGGCATTATTTATGTCCTTCAATAAACCTGTCAAGCTTTGCTTCAATTCGGTCAAAGCGGTTGATAATTTGGTCCATATCGCTGCGAACTTCGATTTTAGTAATGTAATCACGAGCTATCTCCTCACGAGTTTTATTCAAAAGGATGCCTTGACGTGCAAGCTCATCAGCTTTCTCTTTAAGCACAAAGCTCACGATAGCACCTAAAACATATGCTACTACAGTTAATATCTCGAATATGGACATTTAACATTTCCATTTTCTTAAACTCTTATTAATTCTACTATCTGGATCTTTAGCTGTTTTTTCTGATGTTAACTTAGACTTCATGCCTTCCATACGAGAACAGAATGATTTTTTTCTAGAGCCACCTTCTGGTTGAGGAGGCTTTAGATTCGAGCCAGTAGCCGCATTATACTTAGCACGACCTTTGGCGGTAAGCCCAGCGCCCTTAGATACAGGCAGCTTTTCACCACGACCAATCGCAAGAGAAGGTCCTTTTTTCTTAGCCATAAGTAATTGATATTGCACTTAATGTTGCGCCAACAACGTAAATACCGTTATAACAAAGAATACCTTCACCAGGAAGTAATACTTGAAATGGTTGAACGGCTGTAGAAAACTTAAACTGATACACAATAGCACCATTAGTGTCTGTGCCATCATAAATAGTAAAAGTACCACCTGTACCATTACCAATAAAAACAATAGATTTTAAGCGAGTTCTACCTGTATATAGTTGCGCAGGTAAAGTACCAGCATATGCCGACTTGACGTCATATTGCATTGTCATAATTAATCTCCTAAAGTTTAAAAGGAGGTAGGGTTTGTACTACCCCCGAAGATTAATTAGTCAAAGTTACCGTATGGGTAAGTTGTACTTGTACCAATGTTCATATCATTCTGGTTGTAACGAATTGTTACTTCAACTTGACCAGAAGACAGACCAGCAACAGATGTAGTCATACCCAAAGTTACAACTACTTGGCTAAACCATGAAGGCTGTTGACCAGGTTGTAAGTTTTGGAAATCTTGCAAAGTAGCGTTGCTATTGGTTAACTGTGAACCAACATAAGTTGCTGTGTAACGCTGTGTAGCTGGACTAGAGATGTTAGCAAATGTTGCATAAACACCAGTAGATGTTGCAAAGTTGTTAGAAACATATGGTTGGATCGCAGTTACTGCCAAAGGTGTACCAGCGCTATCTTTAGGAACTGTACCAATATCAAGGATAATGTCAGTGATATTGCAGCTATATGGTAGATAGAACACTGCGCCACGATAAACAAGAGTTGTTGCATCAGCTGTTGGAGCAGATGCTTTAGTAGGACCGTTTGTGCTATATACACCAGATTGTGGGGTGTAAATAGTTGCAGCACTGTTTGGAATGTTATTTGAAGCTACAAATTGACCAGAACCACCACCATAGTTAGCACCAGGTGCAGTTACTGAAAAATCTAAAAGTGCGGTTTGAACGAGGTCTGTATAACCAACGTCACGTTGTGGACCAAAACGATTATCACCCGATAAAATCGGACCATCAAATGTACTGCGACCCATAATAGGCTCCTTATGCAAAAGTACTTATGCCGATCTTTGCATCGTCTGCTGGGGCAGTGGTGGCATAAGTGAATCACCCAGATATAACAAGTTTACTACTTTATACAGTTTGTGCAATCTTTTTTCAAAAAAAATCCCCAGTTTTTTAGGCTGGGGATCAAACTCCTCACGAGAGTTTAGTATGAACCGTAAACACCTAATGGATCAGAAACACCAAAAGAATAACGCTCACGAGACTTGTATCTTACGTTACCAGTATCGAAGTCGCCATCCATAGAGTTCTGGAGTGGTGTACGAACAAACATCTTCAAACCGTTTGGAACATCAGTGGTCAAGAACCATGCGTTGGTTGCGGTCAAGAAGTGGTTAATTGCGTAACCTTCTGGAACTGCACCATTGTTCTTAATTGCATTGATGTCGTTGTTGTTTGTACCAACACGCAATTCAGTTTCAAGCAAACGAGTTGCAACGAACTGTAATGCAGGTGGAATAATCAACTTCTTCGGTTTTGCAGCGATCAACAGACCACGTTCATCTGTCCAAGCAGCGATTTGAATAACAGCGTTTTCCAGCGCAGTTTCGTTCAAGTCAGCAGGAGTAGATGGAGTGTTGGCGTTAGTACCACCAGAAATCAAAGGATGTGCAGTAGAGAACAAAGGCTGACCGTCACCATAGGTGAACTGGCTATTAAAACCGTTATTCAATACAGCAGCAGCTTTAACCTGTTTGGTGTAAGCCATAGCACGAGCCAAAGCCTTGGTATAGCGACCAGATAACGAGTCATACAAGTTATCTTCGATTGCCTCTTCAGTCAAACTGAAGCCCAAAGCGATAGTTTCATGGTTGTAACGAGCTGTCCATGCTTCTTGTCCGTTGTCATAAGCGATGGCTTGGCCTTCGTTTTTGACTGGAGCAGCTGAAAAGCCTGACAGTTTTGTTTCTTCTTCAAAAGAACGCTCAGAGGTCTCGATTTCATAGATCTCTTTGTGTTCTTCACCGTAACGAGCATACTCAAGACCAAACAGGGCGTTTAATCCAGGTAATAGCTCTTTTAGTAGTTGTGCACGAGAAATAGCCATTTAAATGCTCCTTAATTAAACACCATTGGCATTGAAGTAGCTGTGGTAACCGAAGTTCCAAGTTACTAATGCTTCTGGGTAGCCAGTGAAAGAAAACTGTGCAGCTGTCGACTGAGCTGTTGTTACAGCTGTGTTGATAGTTACAGTAGTGCCGTTTACAGTTGTTACATAGGTATTGGAACCAGCAGTAATGCCAGGACCAGAAATAACCATACCTGGGAGGATTGCAGTGTTAGCAGCAGATAAAGTGATCGTTGTGCTAGAAGATGTAGCATTTTGGGTCACTGTAACAGCTGAAGCAGGTACAACGCCTACGATACGGAAAGGAGCCGATGTAGTCAAAGGTGTAATCGCTGATGTGCTTGTGGCAGCAGCAGAGATTGCAATACCAGCAGATGAATCGCCAGTAGTTGTCGAACCAGTGTTACCAGCAGCAGCACCAATGTAATAAGCATTAGAACCAACGAAAGCTGGGTTTAGGTATTGAATGGTTGTAGAACCACCAGTACCAGCTGGGTTAGACAAACAAACTGCTTGGAAAACAGCTTGAGGATCATCAACAACATAACCAATAGCATCTGGAGCTGTTGTAGAAGCTTGCCAGAACTGATAACGATTTTTACCGTAGATTGGACCACCAGTTGTTGAATACTCGCAACCAACAAACACGCCAATTGTGCCGTTAACAGCAGAAGAAGCATTGTATGCCAATGTTGAAGATACTAAGTTACCAATGTTTGCACCAGTACCAATTGCTACAACGTCACCGTTGAACAAGCTAGTACTGTAACCGTTGGTGATAGGGAACATACGGGTAGAACCCGCAAATACACGACCACCAATAAGGTTAACTGGCTTTAGCCCGTAAGGGGCTGCTACTGTAGGATAAGCCATATAAATCTCCTAATAAGTTAAGAACCTTTACCAAATGACACTGTAGACTTCCGTTCTTGGAACAGAGGCATACGAGAATCGCTTTGCCGTAAAAAACTATTGTCTACTGCTTCTGCATTTTTTTGGGTTTGGTTAGCCTCATAATCCATCCTTGCCTTCACAAATTCCTCAGGAATTTTGCATAACAGTAAACCACCGATTTCGATATTGTCTTTGTATCGACTATCTGGATCGGTCAACATTCCATATTTCGGTTGCTCTTCAGCTCTGACTGCTTCCCAGCCTTCTCTTAGTTTGGAAGATAAGTTGCGAGGGTCAGCGTTGTTAAGCATCGAAACCCTAACCCAGCGATAAGCATAACCTGCTTGCTTGTCTGGTTCAGGTAACAACTCAGGGGGTTTCCACGCCATAGGGCGAGCCTCTTGTTGTCTTGTTTCAATTTCACGGGGGGTACGATTGTTATTAGCCATTTTGGGACTCCGTTTTAACTAGTTCGTTGTAATATTGCTCTGGCGTAATTTTGAATTTCTTAGCCAGTTCCATTTGACGGGTGTTTAATGTGATCTTTTTTGAAGACGTTGACCTCGTTGCTGGAGCAACCACCGTGCTTTTACGAGTTGTAGCAGGAGATTTGGTTCCTGCTTCTTCCCCAAATTTCTCTGGGAAACGTCTTCTCATTTCGGTATCTATAGCGTTCCAGTAATGATCGGAGCCTGTCGGGACTCCCTCACGTTCCAGCCGCTTATGGATTCCCATAGCGAGAAAACTCATGTCATCGTCAGTGCCGTACCATTTGTTTTTGTCAAGCCACGATTGGGTTTTTGAGTCCAGTCGTGTTGGTTGGCGCTGCTGTTGAGGTATTTGTACATCAACTTCAGAAGATTGTAAAGTATTTTCGTCATATTGTGGAATATAACGATCCATCTCTCGAGCTTTAAATTTAATTTCAGTTAAACGCTCTTGAGCTTCTACTAAACGCTCTGCATCGCCAGAGTCATAAGCCTCTTTGTATGCACGTCTTGCTTGATCAAGATCAGAGGCAATTTTTTCTTTAGCTGTTGATACATACACCTTTTCGCCATCAGAAAGTCGACCTTTAAGCCGTTTGTTTTCTTCAAAAATGGTGTTAGCAACCCGAACAGCTTCTTCGTTTTCACGCTGGATAGCTTCTTTAGCCCTGCGTTCATCGTTAATTAGCTTTTTCATCTGCAAAAGGCGTTGTTTTGCCTCTTTAGAATAGGCTTCTAAGTCATCATTGTCGATTTCTTCAACGATTTCTTTAGGAAGCGGTGCTGCATTAATACGATCTTCTTCTGGGGTATCGTCAACAATCTCTAATTCAACCTCTGGTGGGGTTGCATCATCACTTTCCAAAAAAGAAAAGTCTTGTTTTTCAAATTCAGCCATGTTTTTTCTCCTTAAACACGAGTAATTCCACGAGGATCTTCAACTACAGCCTCGACAGAATCGTCATTAATTAATCGGAACTCACGACCATGAATCTTTAGGCGTGTGCCAGTGTTTGGTCTGGCAAGAATAAAGTCACCTTCTTGGCACCAAGGACCAGTAGGAAACTTTTTTTCATCTTTGTAGCAATCAGGTCCCATTTTGATAACAAAAAAGACGGTGGAAAGCACTTCTTCCATTTGCAGTGTGGCATCCGCTTTGAGGATTCCACCAGCGTGTTCTTTTTCAGCATCAGGAATACCAACAAGCATACGATAGCCTTGTGGCATGGGTAGTTGTCTTGCTTTTTCTTCACCTGTTTGAGGCAAAGTCGTTACGTTACTCACATCATCGGGGTTTGAGCCGATTAGTATTTCACTCATCAAAATTCTCCAAGTTCTTTTTAAGGTCTGAAATGTACATCCTTACAGACAGAAGACCCGTTATCTGTCCGCAAGTCTTTTGGTAGTCAGCGTAGTCTTTGGCTACACCAGTACCAAGGGACTCTTCCAAGTCCCTTACTCTCACATCTACCTGTTTGAGGAGATGATCTAGTATTTTTTCCTTCATTCAATTTCCTTTTTGGTTTTTTGAGCTTGGGTTTTTGCCATTTCAGCTAAGATTTTGAGCTTCTCTGACTGGCGTTGTTGGTTCATTTGGGCTTTATTACTTCCTATTTGATGACCCAATTTCATGCCTTCTAGCTCTTGTTTAGCAGCAAGGTTGGCTTTATCAGAAGCAGTTTTTGCTCCCACTTGCATACCAGCAATTTCTTTTTGCGCTGCAATACGCATCTTTTCAATTTCAATTTGATCAGCTTTACCAGCTGCATCCATAGCCAGTTTCTTCTGCTTAATGTCGATTTCCTGTGCTTTAAGCTGTAATTCTTTCATCTGCATCTGAACAATAGGATCTTGAGCAGCTTGCTGTGCCTGTTGTGCAGCCACCGCAGTCTGGTTCTGTTGCAATAGATTTTGAGCAGCTGGGACAGCCAGACGAGCAATTTGCATTTCTTGTTCTGGAGTCATATGAACATCTGGATCATCGTCATCAGAATACGGAATGTTAATGCCCATTTGCATCTGCATTTGTCGCATATATTCAAGACCAACGTGTTCAGTAATGTGAGCTTGCATCGCTTGAATCATCATTGGAGCTTGTGGGTTTTGACCAATGGTTTGTTTGATCTTTGGATCATTCATAGCAGCCATATGAATCTGGATATGGGCTTGATGGTCTTGACCAATAAACGCTTTGAGTGGTTTGTTCTTTAAGGCGTTGACGTTTTCCGTTACTGGATCTGTAGGCTTCATGTCTTCTGGCAATGGAACCAACTTCTCTAGGTTCTTAATGCCGATGACTTCTAACATTTGGCGATGTAAGTAAGGAAGGTTATAAAGCTGGGGAGCCGTCTGACATAACTGTAGGGCAGCTTGATACTGCACTACCTTTTGGCTCATGGTTGCTGCGTTTGGATCTGATACGGGAATGATATTGACCATATCGTAGTCAGATTTACGGGCTGTACGATTACCGCTGGTAGGCTGGTAACTGTAATCTTCTGGGGCGTAGTCAGCAATAATTTTTTTGAGCAGCTTAAATTCTTGCTTCATGGAGTAATGAATACGAGCTTGAATCGCAGACATGACTTTAAGTGTGCGTTCTAAAATTGCTAAAGTCGTACCCACTGGAGCTTGGCTGCTCATGTCCGATGCTTTTAAATCGCCAGAAGAAGCAAAACGTCTACCTTCTTCTACGATTTGATTGAGCAACGTCATTAAAGTCTGGCTTGGCTCTTTGTATGGCAATGGCATGATGTTGTCTTTCATCGCACCACTTGGAACATCTACGTCACGGAACTCACCTGGAGCTATCGGGGTATCGTCACCTTTGACACGCAACCCACGAGTCTTAAAGCCTCCAGGAAGATTGGACAATGACCCTGCATCAACCAGCTGACGAAGAATGGAAGTGCCCGATTTAGCAAAAGCTCCAATAAGATGAATAAGCCCGAAATGATAAAAGCCGAAGCCAGGGATATAGCCATAATGTACAAAATGCTGGCGTTTTTGGTGTGTTTTGTCATCTGGATCCCAGTTTCTACGGATTGCTAACACCTGTCCGTTTGATTTTTCAATGGTTACAACATAAGGAAGAGCAATGCCTGTTGGTTCGCCATGCTTATCTGTGTGCTCAAAACCTTCTAAATCAAGGTGGCAGTGCATTTCAAGGACTTTAAAACGGTCATCAGTAGATGCCCTAAATCCTAATTTTTCTGCAATTTTCTTTTCAATTTCATCTAAGACGTTATCTGGCGATCCTAGATTTAAATCACGATAGAACCCTTCATACTGTAGGCGTTTGAGTTCATTTTCTGTCTTACGCATCACATGAGTAATGCGTTCTGCGGATTCAAGACTAGAAGCACCGTAAGGCACAACCAGATCTTCAGCAGGAATATACATAGATACTTGACGATCTAGGCTTGGATCTACATAAACTTTTTTAAAGCCGTTACCTGAAAGCCCTACACCCCAGAGCATACGCTCATGTTCAGGGCGAAACTCTTGCATCACGTCAGTTAACTCATGGTTCATGTCTTCTACAACACGCTCCATCGCATCTTTTTTCTCTGATGTTTCTTTACCAACAATCTCGCCCTTGACTGGACCAGCAGCTGGAAAGGTTTCCATGATGGTTTCAGATTGGAATTTAATGACGGCTTCGGCTAAGACTGGGTGGTAAACACCGCAAGCACCTTCCCAAGGTTCTGAACGCTCTTCAATCTTTAAGCCAAGAAGTTCTAAGCCATCAACATAGGTTTGAATCCAGTCACGTCTAGAATCAATGTCCGATTGAAAATCTTCTAAGAGTTCGCTGGCAATCTGTAGTAAAACCGATTCAGGCAAGTATTCAGCAAGGTTTGCATCAAAGTCTTCAATCTCCTCGCCTTCCATTTGGATTTCCATTCCACCAACTTTTACGTCTACCTCTTCAGGGTCAACAATTTCAATTTCAACATCTGGTCCTTCTAAATCAGGTAGACCTTGGGGGGCTGCATACATTGCTTTATCGATTGACATAAGGATCCTTAGTAATAACCTTTTTTACGCCTAAATTCTTGTGGCTCATCTGGCTCATCGCTTTGCAGCGTAATAAAGCCACCTCTTCTAAATCTTAACAGTGCTTGGGTTGTGGAGTCTACTAAGTCATCGTGATCTGAATTGGGAAATGCTGCTAATTCCTCTACTACTTCTTCAGCCCAGCGTTTTCTTGGTGCCCAAATTTTACCGCTTGCAAACAAATCAGATACGCTATTAACACGAGATATTTTATCGTTACCCCTAGTCGGTGTAAACTCTTGAACAGGAATACCCATCCTTCTAAGTTCAAATATAAGTGGAGCACCAGATGCTTTCGCTTCAACAATGAACGAATCTGGTTCCCAGTCTTTATACATATCATAGGCTCGCTGTTTAAGAGTGGGGAACTCCATTCTCTCTTTAAACGCATCCAATAAAATGATATTAGCATCCGTTTTATCTTCATTTAGGTAAAAAACTCCCCAAGTCGTACACGCTGAATAGTCAGCCCGTTCTGATTTTGTAAATGCCGTATCCCAAGATTGGATGATGTAATCACAAGGGGGAGGGGTTTCTTTATCCCAGACCCTCCACCATTCCCGTTTAACAAGAGCACCTTCTTCAGAGGTCGGATCTTGTTGATACTGGGCTTGCCACTTGGAAAGCGGTAGTTCTATCCTTAGTTTATCTAATTCCTCGTAGCTCCAAAACTCAGGCCAAAGGGGTTTTTCGTTTCTTTTAATCGCTGGAAGGCTGATGATTTCCCATTCATCACCGTCTCTGTCCACCATCGCTTGGCAGATTTTTCCTGTTAGGTCTCGTTTAGACCAACGGGTCATCACAACTACAATAGATCCTCCAGGCTGCAAACGCTGGCGAGGACCTGAAGTGTACCACTCGTACACCTTATCAAAAACGCTAGGGTCCCCAGCTGCAAGTGCTGCTTCTTGCTCGGAATGAGGGTCATCAATAATAAGAAGATCAGCACCTTTACCAGTAACAGTACCGCCAACACCAATAGCAAAATACTCCCCGTTAGCATTAGTACTCCAACGACCAGCAGCCTTGCTATCCGATCTAAGAGCAACATTAGGGAATACTTTGGCATATGCCTCTCCATCAACTAAGTTACGCACTTTTCGACCAAAACCAACCGCAAGTTCAGCGGTATTAGAACATTGAATAATTTTCTTGTTAGGAAATTTTCCCAAGAACCAAGCAGGTAAAAGGTAACTGGCAAACTCAGACTTCGTATGACGAGGTGGCATATTAATAATCAGTCGCTTAATTTTCCCACTGGCAATCTCCTCAAATTTAGTCGCCATTAATGCGTGATGTTCGCCATGAATAAAATTGGGCCACATGGTTTCTACAAACGACATAAAGTCAATTTGCCCAGTTTCACGAGTTACTGCATCTTGATAAGCCAACGCCAAAGGACGTAGCTTTGCCTGTTCCTCCTCAGGAAGCTGATCAATGATGGCTAACAACTCATCCATTCAAATTCCTTAGTTTGATATACGCTGGTCTAATGCTACGAGAGTACTTCATGTTCCCTTTGCAAACCCCTATTTCAATTAGGATTTTCATTTTCCTAGCCGTACCTCCACGCCCCCGATAACCTGTCATTCGCATCACGTCATCAATGGTTGGACCAAAACCAAAGTCCTCCCAGAACTTTTCAATGACATGAAAGACTTCTTTTTGTGCAGGAGTCATCCTATCCTCACTACATTAGGAAAATATTCTTTTTGCAATTCTTCTTCTGTTTTATTTTTAGATGGGTAGTTTTTATGCAAACCTTTATTGCCACCACACCATTGGCAGTTATCTACTTCCTCATCAGGAACTGGACCAGCTTTCAAAGGATTAACTCCATTGCACCAAACATGATGTAGTTTCATTTGCCACAATCCTCAGGTTCGTAAACTTTAGAACTGGCTGCTTCACCAGCTACCCAATGGTATTGTTTTTTACGAATCCCAAATTCATTCATAGGCAAAGACTGGCAAGCTACGGCATCCCTTAATAACTTTAAGTGAGCAATTGCCCTGTCTAGTGCTGCAATTTCTATTTCTATATTATTCATACGATTCCTGCCCATAAGAAAATCACTGTTATCAGTATCAAAATGATTAGCCATTGTTCTCTATCCATATACCCCCCTACCCTTTTTGATTAGAAAAAGATGACGGGGGGGTTTCTAAAACAGTGTTTTTTTCCTGCCAGTTAGGATTTTGTACCCCCTCCCCCCTACCAATTGGAATTAAATCATTAGGGTTAATACTTAGTTCCTCGTAAGTATTTGATTCTAAAGGATTTGTCACCGTAACAGGTGTTAGGGTGAGATTTGTTGGTGATTGAATGTGTGAAATACTATGCAAATGACCCGCATCAGCCTCGGGCAAAAAAGGGGTCATGCCCCTCGGTGGGGGGTCGGAAATTGGACTTTCAGAGCCAGTACCCACCGATGTTTCCTCAATGAGTGAATGATCTTCAGAAGAAATGGAAATAGATTGGGGTATATCAACATAGCTGATCTCTGCTAAGAGTTGCTCGGCTGTTCGCTTGGTCGATACCCTCAGACTATTACTGTTCTGTATCGCCAGTTGGACTGCTTCCATCAGCTTGGACTTGAGCGTGTTGCTATCCATCGTATGCACCAGTTCCCGTCTCTCAGTGAACAATGCCACCTCAGTCATCTTACCTACAAGCTCTAACGCCTTGAGTTGCTGTGCGGGGGGCAAGTCATCATTCAGAGCCATGCTGGAGAGTTTATGGATTGCCATAGCCCTCAAGCGAGGGGGTAATAGATATTCCTCCACCTCTTTCTGTGCTTCTAGAGCCGTTATGTATGTTTGAACATTGGTGGACTTCACAATGGTCTGTGCGTTCCTACTGGCGGTAGTGTTCTTGCCCTTGTGGTTGTAAGCCCGTTTGTATGCTTCAGTCTTATTCCCAGTCGCTACTACATTCTCAGCGAAAGCCTTTTGTTTCTTGGTTAGCTTGATCCCTTGCTTAGACTGGGAGCCTAGAATGATGGTCTCAATCGGCACTGCTTTCATGCCTTCAGCTATCTCTTTCTTGGTCAATCGCTTCATAGGTATCTCATGGGTATATTTATACCCCCCAAGTATAGGACAGTTCTTACTGGGACATCAATAGTCTTCTCTCCCTTACTCTTATCTCTCTCTACTGGAGCATGAGCCACACTGTTCCGCTTCGCTCTCTAACCCTAACACTGTTAAGGTGAGACCGCATTTTAGGGTTTTCATACGCATCAGAGAGCCATGCTTCCCATTTTTATGAGCCTTGATACACAAGCAAGGGATTTTAGGACACACTCCACCGCCCTCTAAGCCTTATCCAGTAAGGGCTAAAAATATTTTTAATAAATACTATGCAAGTCAAGTATTTATGGTTTAAGATTTAATCTCATTCACTAGATGAATGAATAAACAAACCACCTACTAGGAGCAGATATGCAAACACTACAAGACACAATCGCCATATGGGATAAGCAGATAGACGAGGAGCAGATGATTGGGTTTGTTCGTCTTCATGCCAATACAAACTACAACAAGGGTTGGGATGTCATCGTGGAATGTTGGACAGATGGAGACATCCTTGAGTATCTATCTGAATCCAAGTTCGATATGGCTAAGACACTGAAAGCCATTCAGGACTGGATTGATCTACGGGATGAGATGGAAGATAACTGCCAGTTCTAACCAGTCAATCTGATGATGGGCTAATGCCCGAAACCTGAGAGATCAGGTCATTGACAACACTGCTAGGAGAAACAAATGGAATCAACATTGTTAAAGAAGTTAGCTAAAGGTGAGTTCTTCAAACTCAAAGGGTCTGAGACTGCTCCAGTATGGATGATTGACTATCGTGATGGTCATTTCATTCATGCCCACAAGTTTGATGATGTAAACCACACCAAAGTGTTTAAGCAAAACAAAGTAGTTTTCTTCGGCTTTACTTTCTAAGGGGGATTTATGGGAACACTAGAGCAACGCTACGCTATTTATCTCGCCTGTGCTGATGATGGCACTGGACATTCAATCACTGATGGCAAGCCACTGAAAACTTTTGAAGAGTGGTTGAATTCATAGTCAAACTGATGAGCCTTTAATAGGCGAAACCCAGTGATGGGTCTTTGACAAACTGCTAGGAGTTCAAATTGGAAACACAAACTGTAAAGAAAACAATCGACTTATCCCAGTTTTATGGCACTGAGTCGTATCACCGCACTAACCTGTTTACCCCTAACCTTGTTCACACTGATGGGGTTCAATACTTTGCTGATCAAGGTGGTTGCTACTGGTTCTTGGATATCGTTGCCAGTGAATACTATCCACTGTTAGCTAAAGAGCCACTGCTCTCCATCCAGTTAGCCGTTGAGGATGGGAAAGCAGATATCTGCGTGGAAGACGGGGATTGCAACATCATCAAGCAAAAGCATATTGCCCTAACCGATTGCCCTGATGGGATGTATCGGTTCTTCCTGACTGACAATGTTCTGATGCTTACTTCGGAGTATTGATCATGGCAGACTTGATTGACACGATGACAGTCAAGTCTCCCCTCTTCCTTGAGGGAAGTTGGGGAGAGCGAGACATCGGCACACACGAATCCACACTGGAGTTGTATTTCAACAAGGACAACACTGGGTTTATCGAATGGGACATTCCCGATGTTGCCTTTGAATACATTGGTCTTTGGTTCGATATCGACAAAGATGGAAAACGCTCTTTATCTGAATACGATGGGGTTATGAGTCTCAATGACCATGCAATAGCACTGCTCCGCAAAAACGGGGTGGAAGTAGGAAAGGACTTCGAATAATGTTCCCCAAGCACGACTGGTTAGTAAACACCATATTGGTCGTTGCTTGGGCATACATAGCCTTTTATGTATTCCCACAAGCAATTTATCTTTTTATCAAAACTGGAGGGTTCTGATGTTCTGTATGCACGAAAACCAACACACTTGGGATGAGTATGACGCTCAAGGGATTTTTCTTACAAGGGTCTGCGAAAAGTGCGTGGATGCCAAGTTAAGCCAATACCGCCCTGAGATCCTTTCAGGGTATTTTCAATCAGATGTAGATGAGCCAATAGAGGAGCAATAACATGAATTATCAAAACTACTTTTCGTATTTAGATGTTTTACGAGATTCAGGTGTAACCAATATGTTTTTGGCATCACCTTACTTGGAAGCAGAATTTGGTTTATCTCGCAGAGAAGCAAGAGATGTATTGCTTACTTGGATTAAATCATTTAATAAAGGGGAATAACATGGGATGGACTGGGACACAATGCTTTTTCAAAATCAGTCGCAAAGACTTTTTGATCAAAGAATTTACGCAAGAAAACGATACCCACAAATGGTGGCTAACCAATATCTCGATGCGTGGCAACACCGCATATTGCATTAGTTGGCAAGAGGAGAAAGCCACTGGGATCAAACACCATGAGGGCATGGTTATCCTGACAGAGAAACGCAGAGAAGATCCTGACTGGATCTATTACAAGAATATGGGGGAGACTGTATTGCCCTATTACTTTGATGCTCCCAAGAGCCTTATTACGACTCTTAACGCATTAGGTATGCCGTTCAATACAAGTGCTAAACAATGGCGAGAGCGATGCTTGGCAAATGCCAGTGTCAAGAAGCCAAAGTTGAAGTTTGGGGATGTTGTGAAGTTTGCCCATCCGATGTCATTCTCATTTTCTACTGGGAGGGTTGAAGAGGACACCTTTACCTATGTTGAATACGGGACAAAGAAAAATGTATTCAAGACCAGTCAAGGGCATCTTTGCCGTATATCAAAGTTAGCCAATAAAGAATTTACAGTTCTATCAAACTGATGAGCCAAGAGTAATGGCGAAACAAGTAAGTATGAGACCGCAAAGTCGTATGACGAGACCGCAAATTACTTACTTGTCTTTGATTAACTGCTAGGAGAATTAACATGGGTTTAGATATGTATTTAACCGCTAAGAAATACCTTTGGTCTGATGCCGATAAGGAGTTATCTGCCAAGATCAATGAAGCCATTGGAGTTGAGCCTGACTTTGAGAAACGATTTAATGGTTCGAGTTTGGTTGCTAAAGAGATATCACTGGATGCGATGTATTGGAGAAAAGCCAATGCCATTCATGGATGGTTCGTCAATGTTGTGCAAGACGGGGAGGATAACTGCCGAGAATATGAGGTAGATCGAGAACAGTTGGAGACACTGCGAGACTTGTGCAAAGACATCCTTGAGCATCCTGATGCTGAAAGGGAGACCGACTTAGAGCCGACTGAGGGATTCTTCTTTGGTTCTTACAAAAAAGACGAATGGTATTACGAAGACCTGAAGAACACTGTTGAGGGGTTGGATAAGGTTTTGGCATTACCTGACGAGTATTCATTTAGCTATCAAGCCAGTTGGTAAGGAGAGAGCCATGCAAAACATATGCGAAGACGGATATCAGGGCAATCACGATCCAGTATTAGATGAGTTTGGATTAGATGCTTACGAGCAGATTCAGATGAATTATGAGTCTCTTGACAATGGATCAGTGGTTGTCAATTTTGATGTATGGGACACCGATAATGACCAAGTTGTAAAGCAAGGGGGTTATGTCATGGTGCGTAAAGACGAAGATGACAAAGTGTTTGCCGTTGTCGTTATTGATGCCAATGGCGATAAGGTTGCAGAGGTTCATTTGCCATTTAACTTTTTGGAGTGCTGATATGCCAAAAATGCACATTAAAGCGTATGAGGTTCTTATCAAATCAGAATGGTATGAAGAGCCTACCTATGTCTTACTGGGAGTAGATGAAGAGGGTCATCCTGATTATGCCGTTTGGGAGTGTTGGGCAGATGAAAAGATTTACTTTTATTTGTCTCCCGATGAAATGGCTAATCTCAAAGTTGGGGATGTTCTTAACGATGGCGAGGATTTTACGATCCTTGAGATTGATCCTGAGCCGACTATTTACGAAGTTGAATACGAATTGGAGACTGTATGAAAGATATCAAAGATTACGACAAATACTGGAATGACGAAGCTAAAAAACTATTGCTTCACAAACGCATTGTCAATGTTCGGTATTTAACGCAACAAGAGACTGAAGACATGGGTTGGCATGAAAGGGTTGTTGCCTTTCAAACGCATGATGGATTGTGGTTTTTCCCCAGTTGCGATGATGAGGGAAACAGTGGAGGTGCATTATTTACTTCCGATGAAAAACAAAGTTGTTTACCAGTAATGAGGTAATGATGCCTAAATACATTATCAGGGCTGAGACCAATGTGATGTATGAGAGGGTTATAGAAGCCACCAGTGAAGCCGATGCTTGGGAAAAGGGCAAAGCCCTACCTGAGTGCGACTTTCACTTGGTAGGCGAATATGACCATGTTGTCTACGATGTAGAACAAACCGATGACGATGAGGATATCGAATGAAAAATGTTTACTTAGTTGAAACCAGTGAGACTTGTTTGGTTCACAAGCAATACTCCGTATGTGCTTACACGATGGAGCAAGCCAAAGATATGGTTTTGCGTGGGGATCTTTATGACTCAGGCAGGGAATTAGATCATTGGATTATGGATGATCTTGATGTCAATGAAATAAGAAGTATCAAACATTCAAGAGTAGTGGAGGAAGACTGATGTTTGAAGTTCAACACTACACCCTGTGCGATGGTTGGATTAACTGTTGGTCGGAGGAGGATGAAAACGGAGTAATGATCCCCTCCATTTATAGGACATATACCGAAGCCCTAGATGCCTTGAATGAATTTCTTGAAGATGAGTTGATGGAATTTAACGCTGGCAATATTGATTCGATGTATGAATTAGACGAGTTCAGAATAATGGAGATTTTTTAATGCCTAAGAAAACATTGGAAGAAATTGAAGCAGAGATGAACAACATGGTTTTCCAATTAACGAAGCTATGCAAGATGGAGTATTACGACTGGCGATTAGAAGACAGGATGCACTATGGTCGGCTGATGGCTATGAAGCAAAGAAGATTGGCTGAACAACAACATAAGAGGACTGAAAATGCCTAAATACGAAGTTAGCTATACATCATGGGTAACGATTGAAGTAGATGCCCATGATGATGACCAAGCCCTTTCTATGGCTGATGCCATTCTCGACACCTTTACTGGTGCTGACTTTAGAGAATGTTGTGATTATCAAGGGATCAGGGAGGTAGAACATGGATTATGAGCAATTAAAAGACTTGGTTGGCGAGGACAATGCCATTTCAGTCTATGACTATTTTGCCGACTTTACAGTCGATAACTTGATCCAGTTGGTGCTAGATGGCTACACACCTAGCCAGTTGTTGCACCTTGCCAAGCAATTAAACCCGTTGGAGGATGACGATGTCTAATTGGAAACCAGTTGAATTGGTAGAAGACTATTGGATCATTATTGATGAGGATAGCCAAGAAGAGTATCAGGATGGCACTGGTCATAACATGATGTTTATAAATAAATGGGGTGCTGAAAGAAGGATTCAACAAATAAAGGAAGAAGAAAATGCCTAACATGAACCGCCTACACCGATTCAAGGAATTACTTTGGAATAAGTATGACGAAGAGATCAAAGAAGAGACTGATTGGTTTTACAAGGGATGGGGTTGGGAGATTAACTTTGTCGAGGATGAAAATGAATCCAGTGCCGTTATCTATCGTGTCAAGGATGGTTTGACTGACTGGAGCGATTACATCGTTTTAGAACGCTATATCAAAGAATGGAGGAAAGTTGTATGACTGAACTTTATTTAGTAAAAAGCAGTGGCGAAGATGAATGGGGTAATGAGTATTGGGAAAACCTACAAATCTTTGAGAATCCTACTTTAGCTAGGAAGTTTGTAGCCAAGCTAAAAAGGTTGTTGAGAAAAGATAAGTCTACCGATAAGGTGGAGATTGAGAACTTCACGCTGAGAACGGAGGAAATATGAATAAATGGGAAGTAGTGCCATTCTTTGACTATGACGATTACTACCAAGTTGGTAGAACAGTCATGGTAGATGGAAAGTATAAATTTGAATCAAAGGGCATCAAGTATCGGGAAAAATCACAAGCTGAGACTTATGCAAACAAACTTAATAACAAGGAGAATCAAAATGCCTAATTGGTGCGATAACACATTGTATTTAACTCACAAAGATCCAAAGATGGTGGACAAAGCCATTGAGGGATGGAAGAACAATAAATTTTTTGCAACACTGCGACCTGAACCTGATTACACAAAAGTCAAAGTAAAGCCTACATTTCCTATGAATGTGGCTACTGGGCAAGCAAAGCCTGAGTTTGTCGAAGCTGACCAAGCATGGTGGGATTGGCGATTACAGAACTGGGGAACAAAGTGGGAGATTGTCTCCGATGAAAGCTATATGGACATTCAAGAGAATGAGCATGGCAAATCTATCAGGGCATCATTTTCTACTGCGTGGAGTCCTCCCACTGACTTGTATGAGTATCTGCATGAAGAGGGTTATGAGATCAAAGCCCACTACTATGAGGGTGGTTGTGCCTTTTGTGGCACATGGGAAGATGGTATGGAAGACTTCTATAACATTGAGCCACCTGAAGGTATGAAGACTAGCGTGTGGGTGCGTGAGAACATTCCTGAAGAACTCGATGCAGAGATGGGTATTGCCGATAGCTATGAATCATTTGAAGACGAAGATGAAGAGGAGCAAGCCTAATGACTAAATACAATGTTTATGCAACGGAAAAAGTTTGGTATCAAATTAAAGTAATTGCCAATACAGAAGAAGAAGCAAGACAAATGGTTATGGATGGTAATTACTCATCTTATGAAGCTATTGATGGCGAAAATTTTAATATTTTAGAGATTGAAAAGGAAGAAGCATGAACCAAGCAGACAAAGATGCTCAGAAGTGGATGGAGATGAATCAGAGAGTGCAATACCGCAACCTTATTAAAGCCAAAGAACTAGGCGATCTTTACTATATCGACCAACATGGCACAGTCATTGTCCATGATCCGAAAGAAGAGAATGAACCTAAAGAACTGTAAGGGGAAAGTGCCAGTCTTTGTGGGGGGCGATGCCCCTTACAAACTGGTGGATTTTCCGACTAGGGAGCAATTTGACGAAATGTTCAAGCGTAACAATGTTGTTTTACGGGAGAAATACTGGAATGTTTTGAAGAAGCGTTCACAAGGGCATACACTTATAGAAGTAGGAGGAATGTATACCCTGACTCGTGAAAGGATCAGGCAGATAGAAGCTAAGTTTTTAAAGAAAGTAGCAGTTTCTTTAGAGACTGGGATGCTTTGAAATTGCCCACTCGCCTATGGTAATCGTTGAAATCCTCCCCGATTGTTGGGGAGATCCAATACGGCTTGCCTGTTTTTTTGGCAGTCATTTCTCCGACACTGTTGGGATCGTTATCGGCAATAATGATCCCGTTCCCGATGTTCCGACTTACAAACTCCATGTTGCTTGCACTAAAGCAAATATTGACCGAATACGGCAGATTCATCTGTTTCATAATATCCCTGACGGACAAGCCAGTGGCATAACCCTCGCAAAATATTGCAGTCCCTTTTGCTCCAATCGTGAAAGTTGCTCCTTTGCTCGTCTGACCATGCAAGAACTTCTTGTTCCCCTCATGGTCGATGAGTTGGCATCCTATCAAGGTCTTACCACTTCTCATCGGAATGACTAAGATCTCTTTATTATCTTTGACCCAAACATTGCCATGTTCCATAGGAAATCCCTTTTTGATAAGGTATGGATGAGTTTGCATACTGCACTGGCTAAGAATCCACTCTGCTTTTTCCCTTGCTTTTTGTGCCAGTTGGTCTCTTTCTTGATTTGACGAGGCTATACGCTTCTTTACATCCGCTGACGAGGGCGATTTTCCTTGCGCAAACCAAGTTACAGGCTTTTCCATCGTTGCCCAGTTGATGACCCAACCAACCTCGCCTAAGAACTTGTAGCGACCATTGGAGGATCTTGGGTGGTCTTCCGTTGGAGTAGCGACCCACTTGTCATAGATAACATTGTTCAGGATCAAGCCATGATCCCTAGCGAAATTGACGAACTCAATCATGCTGCCTTCCTCATTTTATTTTGTCGTTTTGACCAAGCAATATTGCGGTGCTGCACCCACTTTTGAGTTTCCAGTGACGGCACTCTTCTGACCTCATCTAATCCACGAGGCCATACTCCGAACTTCTCTCGATACTTGTTACTTGCCCAGTAAGGGTTATAAAGTTTCTCTTGGGCGATATAGAGTAATTCTGAATAGAACTTTTGCTTCACATCCTTTTCTACTCTGCCGTTAAAGCCAAGCTCTACAAGCTCTCCCTCGACTGCTTCAATTTGCCGTCTTGGTCTGACATAGCCACAAGATGCACAAGAATGACTGCCTTTAATCCATAGGGCATGGCATTGTGGGCATTGTTGTTCTGCTTTTTCCCCTTCTGTTGGTTCTTTCTTGGTCTTTTCAATCTTCTTATCAAGATCTTTGACCCCTTCAGCATAGATTTCTTCCCAGTCTTCCCTAAATCGAATGTAATTGCCTGAGTGATCGAGCCATAAACCGAACTCTTTCCCCTCATAAGATCGCATTACACGACCCAGTTGCTGAATATGAGAAGAAAGTGACTTACTAAAAGGGCGAGCTGATACCCCAACCATAACATCAGGCACATCAAACCCACGAGTAAGGATATCAGTAGCAATAAGCCCATGAATATCTGTATCAGGCTTGGCGAAGTCATCGATTACCTCCTGTTTGTATTCGCCACTGTCCTTGTAGGAGATGCTGACGAAGTTATAACCCTTGCGAGCAAACTGCTCTACTAAATCCTGACCATGTGCGACACCAGCACAAAACACAATGGTCTTTCTTGGTCTGCCAAAGACTTCATGGCACTTCTTAATCCATTCGGCAACAATGTCCCCTGTGATCTGCATACCACGCTTGGTAACTTCTTCAGGACTCCATTCTCCTGCCAGTTTCTTTGCCCCTTTCATGTCAATTTCTTTGGCAATAAAGACCCGTAGTGGAGCTAACCACTTATCATTGACAAGGGATTCGGTGGTTGATGCACACACCACATTGGAATAGATATGACCTAGACCTTTGGTGAACGGAGTGGCGGTAAGCCCAATGACCTTGATCTTGGGATTGGTCTGAATGATCTCGGTGATCTGCTTGCGAGTGATATGACATTCATCCACGACCAGTAGGTCAATATCAGGGAAGTTTTGCCGTCTTTCGATGGTTTGTGACGAACAAATTTGGATGCGTTGGGTGGGATCTTTTTTCCAGTGATCAGCCTGTAAAACCCCATGATCGATTGAATACTTGGTAAGGCGAAGACTGGTCTGATCAATCAAGACTATCCTGTCAAGGATCATGGCAGCCCTTTTGTAATTGTCTGCCGTAGCCTTCATTAGGTAGATTGCGACTTCTGTCTTACCAAAGCCTGTTGGTGCGTAAAGGAGTTGGCAGCGGTGTCCGTCTTTGAATCCTTGACGGAGTTTATCCACTACCCCCATCTGATGTTCCCTCAGTACTAAATCCATGACTTACTTCTTCTTGGATAAAGATTTGACCTGACGGATCAATTCAGCGTTCCTTTGTTGATACATATCTCGGCTATCACGCAGAGCTTTGTTGTCAATTTCAAGGACACGAATCTGTTCACGCAGATTTACCACTGTGTCGTGGATGTCCTCAACCTCAATCTCGGTAGCGTTCCATCGTTTGGTGGCGATGATGTCTCTTGCTTCTGTGAGTTCTTTGTCTAAGATGATGACAGTGTCGGTGAGTTCTTGAATCTTTTCTTCAACGGAGGGGGCTGGTTCTTCTTTTGGTTCTTCTTTGACCTCAACCTTTGGTTCTTTCTTACTTAACTTCATGGTAGCTTCTTTGCCATGCTTGTTGATGTAAGTAACCTCTTCTTTGGGTGTCTCTTCCAGTGACTTGCGAATACGACCTATGGTCATGCCTGACACACCGATGTGCTTGCCAATCTGAGCGTTAGACCATTTACTCCATTCGGAGTCTTTAATCATGTCTAGAACGATTTGGCGGTTATCTTCTGATGTATGGGGTATGCCATGCTTGTTAGAGCCGTAGGCAAACAGTTTGGCATCTCTGACTGTACCTTCTTTGACATCGCAGTCAATCGATACATTGCCTATTTGCTTGGTAGCGAAGTAGCGGTGGAATCCTGCTGATAGCCAGTAATCTGAGCCGTCAAAGAACACTGTTATGGGTGGAAACTCAACCTTGTCACGCATGAGATCTGCGTATTCTTGTACCTTATCTTGGTTAAGTTGTTTGCGTACTTGTGTGCCACCATCAATACGGATGACAGCAAGATTTAATCTTTTCAATTTATTTCTCCTAGCAGTTGGAAATTCCAGTTTATCAAACTTTAGTTATCAAGCCAAGAACAATCCCACTCTTTTAGTGCAGGGTTTGTCCTAGCTTTCTCTTTTAGCCATTCTTTAATCATTGCCCAGCACTCTTCTTCAAGAATCTCAGGCAGCGGAAACTCTAGCCATGTAGTTTCAACCGCTGGGGCAGTTATTTCATATTCATCCTGACCTTCATCAAACTTGACTTGTTGACCTTCTGCCCTGATTGGTGCATCCCCAAATCCGTTCATAGCTCTTCCTTTAGTGAATTAATAGCGTATTCAGGAATGTTTTTCCCTTCTTTACGCAAACGAAGAAGTATTTCTATTGCTTCTTCAGCCGTCTTTACTGTCCATTCTTCATCGCACCAAATTTCATACTCATCATTGGTGTTATAAAAACAATAAACATCTGACCCATCTGCTCCAAATCTACAAAATGCCATAATTCTGTTCTCCCATAGATAGCCCAAGGGTGATAAGCATCACACCTGACCCATTGTTGATAAAACAACCAGTCCTACACTGAGTTAATGTTCAATCGATGGAAAGTTTGTCTCACCGCTGGCCTTTCCGTCTTGTGTAGTCCCCATTTAAGGCTACGAGGCATAAACGGGGTGAATCGTCAGCCTATGTTCTCTTCCACGCAACCCATGTAGGTTCTTACTAACGGATGGAGTCCGTCAATAGATAGCCGACAACAAAAGATAACGACCCATACCTTACGGCATATGTTGTTTACTTAAATTGTCTAGTGGAGATTGATTCAGCTTCACTATCGGCTAGCAGTTGAGTCTGTAGGTTACTACGGCTAAAAATATTTTGCAAGCACAAAAGAAAAGACCCCCAGGATTAGCTGGAGGTCTTGGTGTGATCGAGGGCGATCAACGGAGGGCTTGCCATTATTAGAGCACTCATCAACTGCTAGGCCAATAGGGACTAGAAATGGCAATGTCTATGGGGTAGACAGCACTAAGTATAGTATAGATTGACCTAAAAATGTCAATAGGTTGATTTATTTTGTATCAATTAGGTGGTTTTCAAACAACCAACCTATTGTTTTGCGGTGAGCTTCCTCCCACATCTCAATCCTTTGGGATTTTGAGAGTTTCGTGCCTTGGTCGAGTTCCGAGTGGCATGAATAACAGAGGGCAGCGCACCTATAGTCATGTGCCTTAATTCCCCTACCTTTACCGTCTCGAAGCTGATTGGAATGTGCAGCCACAACTGTGCCGTCAGATCGACCACACGCTTGGCATGGGGATTGCCGTAGTAAATCAAGGAGTTTCCTATTTCTATAAATCGTCATCTTCCCTTATGGGATTTTTGGAGATGTTATGGTTCAAAAGCGCAGCGTAAGCGTTGTAATAGGCTTCTTTTTCCTGACGGAGCTGGTTAATAATGTAATTAAGTCTGTCTATTTCCATCTGCTGGATATGAAGTTGTTTACGCAAATAGTCATCGGCCTCTTCCCGATCATCGGTAGTAAAAGTAGTCATTTCTCTTGTGCCTTTCTTAGTATTGCTCTAGCAAAGTCTTTAATATCGCCTTTATAGCTAAACCAAACAGCATCTATTTCCTCATCTGTTAGTGTCTTTGCTGTTGCCGCCTTGTAGCCTTTCTCAAACCCAATGGATTCCGCAATCCCTAAATCATGCTCTGCTGGATGGGTGTAGAGTGGTACAGATTTAGCATCACCACCTTTAAGACGGCACAGTTCATCTGCTTCTTCTTTATAAAGAAATACATCATGCGGGTTTCCTTCCCATACTGCCCACGCTACTGGTTCAGGACTTGGTAAATCAATCTCAATAGTTTCTAACTTATCTGGGTCTATTTCATAACTTGGTTCAGGGGTGTTGGTAATAGGGTGTGCCATTGAGTTTAAAGATATTCCATCTTGTTGCTCTAGCTTGGTTGCTATCAAATATCGCAAGTCGGTATTCTCTTTCTCCAACTCTTCTATTTCAGCTTGTTGCTGGCAAAGCATAATGGCTATTTCTTTAAACCATGAACAGTTGCCACCATTTTTTAATAAATTATCAGCTAGTTCATTTGCGTTCATTTCTCTTGTGCCTTTTTATGTTTAGATAAAGCATCTACCAAAACAATGCCTATTTCATTGTCCCAAACTGTATTTTGACCATCACTCCAACCTTCTTGAACATAGATAACCTCTTGGTCATAGTTAATATCGTAAGTTACTTTTGACCTACTAACACGCTTTTGAGTACATAAATCTTCAGCTAGTTCATTTGCGTTCATTTTTTATCCTTTGAAGAAAACTTTTGATGGCTAATTTTCTTTAAACAATTGGCACACTTCCAGCGTTTGATGCTTTTATGAGCAGTCTGTATGACCTGACCAGTGTCTGCTGGCTGATAGGAAATACATGACGAGCAGTATCTGAGCTTACCGACAGATGGAATTTCAAGCATCTTTTTTAGATCTCCGTTTAATGGCTGGTAAACCTACAGTCTCCTTTGGTTCTAAGGCTTCTAGTAGGGCATCGGCATACTCGACAGATGCATTACTAATCATATCAAGGGGTGCAGCTCCACCATACGCCAGTAATCCGTTCATGGCAAACAGTGAAGCCAGTAACCTTGCGTGTTCTTTATCTTGTTCGTTCATCAATGCACCTGTTTAACCAGTTTCTTTAATCGGCTTTTAGCGTTCCTGAAGGATCGTGTAAAGGCATATACGGCTTTCTCTTCTTCCATACCCATTTCTACGGCAATGGTAGATAGCACCATAGATACTGCTCCCAAAATAACAGTAGCCTCTACATCTGCTTTAGGAGCTAATAAGTGAAATATCTCTAATGCTATTTCACGAGATGGATCTTTAATCTTTTCTTGCAATGCTGCTTCCATAAATTTTGGATCACCGATTTCAGCCATTTGTATTTCCTTGTTTAATTATTGTTGTGGATCCAAAGAACCTACGTTCTAGCAGATCTTTATCTTCATCACCACTGCGTTCCATTACTAAAGTCTTGGCAAAGTCTCTAAATAACTTCACATCTTTGTATTTATCTTGGAAAGTGCCACGCTGACCATGTTCGTAACTTAATGGATCAAAAGCATGAAGAACGATGTCTTGATCCCAATACTTATAGCGTTTACGCAAATAGTTCATAGTTAATCGAACATCTTCTACTTTTGCCATCGTGGGATCTAGCGTTAGCATAAGAAACAGCAAACGCAAAATGATCCAGTCTTGTTTTTTAACCTTATGTAAACCGCCATATTCAATCATCGCTTTAGCTCCTCTATGCGTTCTGACAGAACCACGCCCAAGTCTTTACCTTTAATGGCAATCATTTGGGCTTCTTCGCAGTCATAAATTACTTTGGCTGCATCTTGGATTCCTACGTTGTAGCCAGTCGTAAATGCATCTGTGCCATCAACCAACATACCGATGGCGTTACGAATCAGAACAGATGCCTTACGCTGTTTTGCCAGTTCCTTTAGCTTGTTGTGATGCTCCAAAGGGAGGTATACCGAGTAGGGTATTAGTTTTTTTGTGTCCATTCCGTATATTTTCTGTGTAATTTGTCTAAGAGTATTTGAGCTGAACGATTAGTTTTGAGGTCGGATCTGGATGGGACATTGAGATAATTACGAACCCATTCAGTAGCCTCTTCCATATCTTCATCAAAGATCTGCTCTTCGGCATACAAATACTTCCAAAATTTAGGATCTCGGCAGAGTAAACCAGCGATACGAATAGCTCTATCGCCAGCAAACTCTTCTGCTTTATCCATCGGTTGCTCATCTCCGTTAACTCTGACTAAGACACATTGATATCTCGCCCCAACGTAATCCCTGAGTAAATCTTCAGGAATCTCATCAGGATGCAGTGACAATGTAAGCACATAGCCAGTCTTATCTTGTTTGAGAGCGACTTTAACGGCTTCGAATTGTAAGGTATTCAACTCTGCCCTCCAAGTATTTAACAAGCTTCTTCCAGTCTTCAATGGTTTCCCAACGCTGAACGCAAATACGAGCCAGCTCTTCGTTTTCCTGACGGAGCACATTGAGTTCTACTTCTTGCTTTTGGGCTACTTCTTCCCAATGCACTGGTGCTCTTTCAGAAATCAAGCGTTGAATATTGGCTTCATGTGCAGCTTCTGCTTCCATTTGATCAAAAGATACTGGAGCTGGTTTTTTAATGTGCTCCATCATCTCTATAAGTTCTTTTGCTTTGGCTGCTTTAGATGGGCGACCACGTTTCTTTTTCGTAGGAATCTCTAGATTGATTGTGTAATTAGGGTTTTGCATTTTCTTATCCTTAGTACGGGAGTTCTTCTTCAGGTTTGACATAGGGTTCCGCTGCGGTTAGTGAGGTGTAATTCATGCCAGACTTGGAGGTATTGTTCCAACCTGACAGGGCAATCTTGACCATTGATCCTTTGGATTTATCCATCTGCTCAATGAGAAAAGTCTTATCCAAGAAGATATCTCCACGCACATCAGGATGATTGGGAGTCTTCTTTTGATTGGGGAATAACGCCCCAGTGTTTGGTTTTTGTTCGTAAGCCATGTATTACTCCTTTGCAAATTTGTTTTTGGTTTCAGTAAACTTGCCCATCATCTCTTTGAAGAAATCAGGGTTCATTAGTTTGACGGTATCAAAGAGGGCTTTGTTCTTCTTAAATATCGTCATAACATCGGCATCGCTAGAACATAGGTCTAGCAACATATGGGAGGAAGTCTTGACCAGCTCAAGCCATTCAGTGGTATCGCCTTCAGGTGGACCATCAATAACAATCTGAAACTCACCCTTTTGACCTTCAATCCTTTTGACTGGCTTGGGTTCAGGCTTTGGTTCTATTTTCTTTACTGGCTCAACCGCACCAGTGGTCGCATCTAAGGCATCGTGCTCCACAATAGCCATAGCAGTGGTGTAAAGATACCTACGTTGATAGGTCTCTACTGCACCAATGTTTTGGACTTCATGGCAACCTTTGAGGGCTGCTGAACCCATTGGAGATGTGAAAGTAACCCAGCTACCACCATCCATATCGTAAAGGGTCATCGTAGCTAACTCTGCATCAAAAGAAATGATATCAACCAAGCCGACTTCTTTGAAGATCTTCTGAACTTCAGGCAGAAAATCACCCAGTTCAAAGTATTTATATCCTGCGAACTTGTTATGTCCTGATTTCGTGAGTTGTTTGGTCTGCAAGATGTTCCTTGCTTCTATTAGTTTTTTATAAACGCTCATGTTAGTTCCTTAAAAACAAGTAGTGTTGCAATTGCCGTAGTTATCGCAACAAGTGGTACAAACGACCATTTTGTTGCCATACATGACAGTTTGAGTAGTACAGGCTGCATAGGTAAATGCCGATGCAGAGATAAGCCAAATGGCTATTAGGTATTTCATGCTTGTTCCTTTAAATAAGTTTGATACTGGTTACACCATGTAGACACTGGGCAATAGCTTGCACAGCGAGTTCTTTCCCCTTTACGCTCTACGACTTCGTACTTATCACCCAGTTCTGTATAGGCTGCAATAGCTTGTTCAGCCGTTTCATACAAGGAATGAGCACGTTTACCGCCAATCTTCATTACCGCCCATACTGCTGGCTTTTCCCACATTTCTTCGGGGGTACAATCAGGTAAGTCTCCATCGGTTTCTAAGGCGAACTCACACGCTGAATGTGCAGAGATACGGGCTTTGATGAACTCTTCACGCTCTGCCATAGTCCATAAAGTGATTGGTACTTCTTTGACTGGGGCTTCGGGATAGCCCTCTTTGGTTCCTACTTCTCTAGACTTCCAATCACGCAAAATAGCCACGATGCCTAAGTCTGTGATAGGGGTTCGTTTGACCTTCTCAACTAACCAAGCGTAACAATTGAGCTGATATTCCCACTCAATCTTCTCGTTCATCACAGCCCAAACACTGGTAGTCTTGTAGTCTTTGATAGACAAGCCACCATCGTTAGTGATCTGTAAGTCGATAGCACCGCTTAGATTCCAGCCATCTATCTCGGCATGGATGCGTTCCTCCACAGTGTGATTAGCATCTTTGCCATGCTCTAGGATGTTATGAATGGCAGAACCAAATAGTGACCAAACCATCTCAGCCACATCTTGCTCAAGCTCATCATCAAACTTCTTAGTCAAGGCAACAATCTTAGGACTGTTGATTAACTGGGTTACGGATAGATTAGCCTTACCTTTGGAATAAGTAGGGCGTTTTAAGACATTGACAAATGTCTGTGGGATATTAAATTTGTTTGTTAGCTTCATCTGCTGCCTCGTCTAACTTTAAGTTGAAAGCCTTGATCTGTTCCTCAGTCAAGGGTCGGATTCCCAGTTCTTTATCCATAGACCGAAAGACGGCTCTGAGAATTTCGCACTGCATGGGGGTAAATACATCATCTTCCATAATGTTTCCTATCTGAAAAGAAAGCTGTAGAAGGCAAGTAGTAGTAACCCAATTACGCTCAAGCGAATAACCCATGCTTCTATGCGTTTGGCTCTACGGTATTGCGGAGTGGATAAAAGTGCTTCTTGAAGAAACAACATATCTGGGTCATCAATTCGTGTTCTGTTACCATCTTCTTGATAACGAGAACCCATCTTGATACCAGTCTTTGTGGTATATGGTACGGTCATTTGATTGTCCTAGCAGTTAATCAGACTTTATTTTCACTGATATAATTAACCATGTCAATAGGTCGTACCAATTAAAATACATCTACTATGAATACAGTAATTTTGCCCTGGCCTCCTAAAGAATTAAGCCCAAATTCCACATTACACTGGGCTAAGAAGGCTAAATTTAAGAAGGCTTATCGTCATACTTGCTGGGCGTTGACACTAGAAGCCAAGCTCACAGCTGACGGATTAGGGAAAATCCCTATTCTGATTACCTTTTATCCCCCAGATAAACGCCATCGGGATGCAGATAACATGGTTGCCAGCATCAAAGCTGGATTGGATGGCGTAGCAGATGCCCTAAAGATAAACGATAGGCAGTTTATGCCTACGTTTACCTTTTCAGATGAGGTTAAGGGAATGGTTAAAGTCCAGCTGACAGCCTGAACTTAATCGTCTGTTCCAGAATTTCTTCTTTTTTGTTCTTATAGAAGTTAATCTGTTTGCGTTTTTCGTCTGGAGACATCTGGGATGCTGGTAGATCCTCAATCCTACGAATCTGGGCATTGATATCAATTAGAGCTTTACCAGCTTGACCAGTAAATCCAGAGGCTTGTATTTCCCCTTTATGGTCGTTAAACCATTGTTGAGCTTCTTCTGGGTGTCCTTTTTTCATTAAATCTTTGAATGTGCCCATAGCAGTGTCAGAACGGGTCTTCAGGTCGTAGAAGAGGTCTTCCCTGCCTCGTGGTACTTCAGGAGCTACAAACGAGCCATAGAGGGGATTATTGCGTTCCTCTGGGCTTGCTTTGTGACCAGAGAATAGGTTAGATCCCCACATCGCAGCAGCAGCCACAGAACCGCCTAATCCACGCATGACGTGATCAGCTTGGATTGGGCTTAACATCCGATGCTCTTGGGAGCCTAGACCGCTGGCATAGCTAATCCACTTACCTAATTCAGAGGTGCTGCCGTTGTATTGACGGAAGGCAGCCAAGTCTTTCATGGATTGTGGAGTGACGTTACCGCCAGTGTAGAAGTCATGGTTTAGGGCTATCTCAGCAAATGGCTTGATGGCAGTAGGCACTGGACCCGATCCAAGTGGGCCAAGTAATGCATCCACTGCACCTTCCTTGAGAGCTTTACGCAATCTAGCATTGTCGATGGCATCTTTAGTACCCTCTTTAGTGATCTTGTTATAGAGCATCTCAGGGATAGACTTAAAGAAATAGCTGGCAGAAGTATGCATTGGGATGAGCAAGGTATGGTCATAGCCAATTGTCTTCATCATAGAACGAGGGATAACAAAGTTACGCATCTTTGTCTGGTCATCCATCTTTTTGTATTCGTCATCATCACCAATCGCAAAGGCATATAACAGGCAAGTAGAAGCCAATAGACCGCTGGCAATAGCCAATCTGGTCATTGCTTGCTGACGATCTAATCCTCTTAGACCACCGCTAATACTGGTAATTTTTTGACCTGTGAGCCTTTCTACACCACCAGCAATAGGCTCTGCCAATGCTTGGGTCAGCACATCAATCTGCTGGGCATAGGCGTTCATAAACGCAATAGTCCTGTTGAGGAATTGAGCTGTTCTGCCCATGCCACGTTTGTCAAAGTCAATGACGTTAGTCGCTGCCAAAATTGCTTTACGCTGGTCTCCACCGCTTGGGAAACCGCCAGTCTCTTTCATTACACGCACATAGACGGCTCTACGCTGGGCAAAGTCTGAGGCATCGGCAATCTGGTCAAGGATGCTGGTCACTCTGGCAAAGGCTGATTTATTCAATAAACCAATTTCTTGCTTGTATTGATGCTCTGCTGTTCTAGCACCAGAGTGATAACCGCCAATACCGTAAGACTTGAGCAACTCAACCACTTCATCTTTTTGAGTCAAGCCTTTAGCAAATGAACCAAACACACCGCCAAACAATGCTAATGGGTTCTTCACGCCAGTCACGATGGCAGCTGTTGGAGCATCCATGAAAAGCTGTTTAAGCTGGAATACACCAGAGAAAGTAATCGATCTACGCAAACCGTTAGCAAAGTAAGCCATGATCTCGTTCATTGGAATCTGGATATTCTCAATACCAATCACGGACTGGGCAATCAATGGGTCAGCAATTTGGATGTTGACCTTTCTGCCACTAATCAAAATCTTAACGATGCCACGAGCTGCATCTTCTTTAGGGAAGACTTTGAGCTTGCCGTTCTCATTACGAGTGCCATACTCCTGGGCAATACGGTTAGCTGCATAGTTCTTAATGGCGTTACGAGTAGTCACCATGACGTTGTGAAGCATATTGTCTACGATGTCATCGATGTCTAAATCAACCTTACCTTCTTTGAAACGATGCTCTCTGGCTACGTTCTTGACACCTTTAGAGCTATAGATTGGGGTATGAACGTCTGTTTGATCATCCATAATCCGCTGCCAAGGCACATAATCTTCGATGTTACGCAAGGTATCAGCACGTTGTTTGCTGATCATGCGAGCTTGTTCCATCATGTCAATCATGTTCTTGTTAACAGCGTTCCAGTTATCCATCATTTTTCTAAGTTCTGGATACTGTTTGTCTAGCTTGCTAAAGTCATCGATAGCTTCATCGGACATATTGACTTTTTGCAAGGCAATACCGATGTTTTTAAAGTCTTGTTCGGCATCAGCAATCTTGTCCAAAAGCAATAGCTGACGGTCTGGTGAAGTACTTGGATCCATCTGCTCTGTTCTTAGCATCTCCAATTCGCCTTCACGCTTGAGGTATTCATCCACAATAGAACGTGAACGCTTGGCTTCAAAGTAGGCTTGGATGACGTTGGCAGCACGTTGAACGCCAATTTCTTTCTCTAACTGGTGCTTCAAGGTCAGAATATTAGCCATCGAGAACTTGTCTTGAACGGCATGGAACATCTGATTGGTGTTATCAAAGACTAACTTACCCAGCATGATGACCTGAGTACCAATACGAGTAGCCTTCAGAGCTTGGTTCATAGCCACAGAAGCCACAGCACGACCTTCGCTGTCCTCTAACATACGACCATAACGGGTTGCATCGGCAGCTGTCAAACCAGCTGTAAAGTCTGTTGTCTTGATACGAGTAGCCAACACTGCACGATCTAAGTTGCCAACCATGTTGTTAACAGCAAGGCGTGGTGACTCGACCATCTTCGCACCAATATTCTTGGCTTCTTGAGCACCGCCCAAGAACTTATCCATCACACCGTTAGAAGTATGGATAGGAGCATCATTGCGATTGTGCTTGGCTAGTAACTCATCAGTCTTCTCAACGCTGTAGAGGAACTTAGTCTTATATGGTCCTGAACTAATCAGGTCTACCAACATGGTCTTATGAGTTCTTGGTGTCTCGCCTTTGATTAAATCATTGAAGGCTTTGTAAACTGAATGGGTATTGTTAAAACCAAACAGCTTCTTCATTGCCTCAAATACTTGACGGATGGCGTTAACATAACGACCCCAAGGAGTTCCCATACGAGTGCCAAATAGCTTTTCAGCGTTGACAGCCCAGAACTCTGATGGATTGATGTATTGGTACATATCCTGTGAAGGCAACAACTCCATCGCCTTTTCAAAGTTCTTCTCGCTTGGATCGTTGACGTAATCGATTACCGCCATGAAATACTTTTGAGACACTTCATCAGTGTTCTTCTTGATGGCTTTCTCAAGGGCTGCTCTCCAAGATTCAACAATTGCTTGCTGGGTCTGTGGATCCATCATCTGCTCAAGTGTATGCATCAACTCATGTCGAATAGTGCCAGGATTAACAGCTCCTGATTCCTTGTATAGCCTGACGATACGCTCTAGATTATTAAATACGCCAGCAGCTGTGTAGGCTGCGTTCTGTGGGGCTTGCTTAACGGATAAGCGTAGACCAGTCAGGATAGCTGGGGATTGTCTGTAGATGTATTGGATAACGTCTAAGACATCCTTGCTGATATTGCCTTTGTTGTATTCGTTAAGGGCACGAGCCATAAACGCTTCAGGCGTAATCTTCTTCTCAGCAGTCATCTTCTTGTCGGCTGCCAACTCTTTAGCAAGCTGATCAAGGTAAGTTAACTCACGCTGAGTATTGATTGTGGTCTCGCCTTTGATGACTTCACGCTTAATCTTGGTAATGCCACGCCTTACACGAGCCAACTCATCTGTTTTAGCTTTGTGAATCTGGGCAATTTGCTCTCTTAGATTTTTAGGAATCACGCTTGGATTTAGCTTTGGAATATGAGCGTAATTGGTTAAAGTAAATCCATCTTCATGGGCTTTACGGTCATATTCAATAGCTTTAGCAGGACTTAAAATACCGTTCTCTGATTCAGCACCGTTGTAATAATCAATAGCAACTGGCAAGTATTTAAAGCCTAGCTCTTTTGCTGCCATGATTCGATGGTTTCCTTCATTTACATAAGGAGTGCCATCTTGGTAAACATTGATATATGGGGTGTAATGGGTTTTACCATCTTTCTCAAATGGCAAATGGTTTTTCTCGCCCATGTAATCCATTAAGGATTTCAAATCTGCAACTCTTACATTGCGTTGCTCATCATTTATACCTTGCATTTTTGCAAGAACATCAACTGGAACAAGCATTTTGCGAACTGGTGAGTTTGTTACACCCTCTTTTGTTCTGAAATAAGCTGTTGCAGAACCAAATCTATATGGAACGCCATATGATTTTCTGCCATCTTCCCTAGATAATTGACGTTTGTGTTCTAGCCAATTTCCACCTGGGTTATCTGTAATCATATAAACAGGAGGAACTTTTGGCTGATACATCACGCTTGGAGTAACAGTCGCTTTGGGTGGAGCAAACATCTCTCTGGCTTTGTCTCTAGGACTAGAGGCAATCAGAGTGTCACCACGCTCATTCAGGATAAAGTCAATCGCTTTGGCAGCCTGTTGCTCATTACCTCTGGCATACATAGTGTTGCCAGACTTATAGAAGTCACTAGTAATATCAGTCAAACCTCGGTCTAGGAAGTATGTACCGCCTTCTTTCTTAGAGCTTGGGACATTGAATTGATACTGGTTGCCATAGCTAGACTTGGTAATCCGCAATACATTATCGGCAGAAGTAATTACACCGTTTACTTCATTCATAAACCGCATAGCATCGGCAGCTGACCGCAGACGGATAGGAGCTTCACGAGCAGCCTTTTCAAAGTCATAAGTGCGTGGCATGAGAATACCCTGACCAGTAGTGCCGTCAGCTTTGGTATAGCTCATAATCTGACCCTGATTCTTTACCGCATCAGAAGCAAATCCAGCCAAAATATTGCCTGTAACCATCCAGCGTTTCTCACGCCTGACGTTAGAACCTTTGTCAAACAAGTCAGTTAACGGAATGTTCTCTGCTTGCTGGGTATCTGGGTTGTACCAGTTAATGTAATTCTCTTGGTTTAATTGATAAGTGCTGCCAATCTGGGAGAAGTTAATCGTAATGGCTTTTGCATCACCGTTAGCCAAAGCAATATGCATTTTCCAGTCTGAGCCAGCAACAGGGTTAGCAGTCTTCTTTTTATTTTCTAAATCAGTCACAACACCATAGACAAAGATGCCTTGGTTATTCTTAATAGAAATTGGCTGACCTACTGCATAGTTTTCCAAAATAGACTTGATGTGCTGATACTGAAGATTTAATTGACCCTTGGCAGCATCAATACGGACTTCATCTGCACCTTTTTCTTTCAGGTTCTCAATTTGTTTTCTACCGTATTCGGCTGCACGTTCTCTTACACCATCCATGAGCTTGTCAACTTTTTGGCGTTGTGTTCCACCTTCCAAGTTCTCACTCACCATTTCCTGAACTTCTTGTTTGGTGTATGGCTTAACAGTACGTTTAACGTCTACCTTTTCCATGTAAGCTGGTTGAGCAAACAAGGATGGATCACCTTTATCTGGGGTAATAGGCACGGCTGATAGAGTCTCAGCATCAAGGTCAACAGCTTTAGCTTCGAGCTTATTGGTTCCCATGCTGTTCTCACGCTCAACTAAATCGTTGTAACGATCAATCAGATCCTTATAAATTTCTTCCTGTTCTTTAATTGGCAGGATAGGAATGTAGCCAGTCAATCTACGGATATCATCTTCTTTAGCATCGGTTGGGTCTTCTATAAGATCTACAACCTTTTTACCGCCAATAGCTTCGTGAACCTCTGGGTTATCACGCAAGTATTCCTGTGCAATCTGACCACCGTAGTCATTCATAAAGTCCACAGCACCTTCGGCTGTAACGGCAGACTTACGGGAAGCTGTCGTATTGGCGTTCAAGGAAGCCATCTTCTTGAGCAATACCGCAGCTGGCCTCATCTCCGCTGGGATGTCAGCCATCATTTGTGAGTAAGCTGGAGCTACAACTTGACCAGTACGATGCACACGACCAAGCATCTGCATATGGGTATCAATGTTCTTTTCAGGCTGAACAATGATCATGTGGCGTTTGCGTTGATCTTTAAAGCTAGAGGATGCGTGTAATGACAAGCCAGTAGAACCAGCTTGGTTCAGGATAATGACATCGGCTGTGCCATTGTTAAATGCACGAACAGCACCAACACGCTGTTTAATATTGGCAGAACGAGAAGTAAGGATTGGTGTGCCACTCTCATAGTTAAGGGTCACTGTACGACCAGTAATCTCTTCTGTCTTATACCCAGCTTTACGCAACTCATTGTGCATATAGTCAATTGGGGAGATTGGAGCTGAACCAAAACCAGCATTTTCAATAAATGTCTTAATTTGGTTATAGGCTGCCAAACGCTCTGGACCAAGATCTTGATCGGTCATACGGTATTGTTGTACGCCATTCGGTCCTTTGATCTTGAGCATCCGTTGCTTTTCCAAGTAACGCAGATACAGATCTTTAAAGGTCAGATTGACTGGATCACCTACGTTGATGCCCATTTCATCAGCATAACTTTGTAAGAATGAACCCATCGTATTGGAAACGGTCATTACGACCTTCTCGCCATTCTTTAGGCTTTCCACAGCGTGTTTGATAGAGTCCTGGGCTTTTAATGACAAAAGCATCTGGTCAATCAAGTTATGCATGATGGCACCAAAGTTTGCACTTTGGATCTGGGTCTTCTCACCTTCGATACTTGCTCTACCGCCAGACTTGTCAAACTCCTTTTGCATCTCTTTGACAACGGCTTCTTTAGAACGGGAGAACGCCAAGATGTCACGCATCGAGGTAGCCATGTTCTCAGCTGTCTGCTTATCGACCTTTGTCTCTTGGGTCTGATAACTTACACCAGCAAAGGTTCTTTCCCTGCGAATATATTGACCGACTTTGGTCAGCATATTGGCAACAATCTGTTGCATTGGAATACCGCCTAGCTTGATGGCATCGGCTAATTCATTGATGTTATCAACCGCTAACTTCATGTCTGTGCTGGAATACAAGTCCATCACATCAGGGCGTTTAGCGTAGGTAGCTGACGAGAAGAACGTACCAAAGGCGTTATCTACCAAGTCACGGACAAAGGCTGCACGACCAGTGGCTAGGCTCTTGCCTTCCTTTTGGGATTCTCTTTGTTCTTTGCTACGGGCTTGGGTTTCACCAGCACCACCAGCGTTATGACTTTCGTCAAAAATCATGTAGTTGCCAAGACCAAACGATTTAATAAAGCGTTGGCGTTCTGTTTCGTTTTTCTTAACAGCTTGCAACTGGCTATAGGTAGTAAAGATTACCTTGTAATCGCCAAGGCTTTCTTTCTCTTGCATACCCTTCATCATCTCGTCTAATGCTTTGCCAGTCTTAGGAGCTTTGAGGGTAAGGTTGTTTTCTGTTACTTCGCCATTAACAGTGCGGAGCAAGGTATAAGGAATAGATTCACTAGAGTTAGTGATAAAGATGCGTGGTTTGGCTGTATCTAGTCCTAACTCTTTGGTCATACCGATATCATCCAAGTCACGGATCATGTCGGAGTAAAGGTTTGGCTTCTCTGTAACAAAGATAGGTACTTTGTCATTCTCGATGGCGTACTTGATCATCGCAGCAACAACACGACCTTTACCAATACCAGTCTGGTCTCCAATAATGAAGCCTTTGCCAGCTTCAGCATTACGGATAGCCAAAACCAAGGCATCAATTTGTTCAGCGGAGAACTTCTCACGCAGGGTCTCTGGATCCATGTGCAGGGCTTCTGCTACATATTCATCCACATCACCGACTTCACGCTCTACGGCTGAAATAGAGTTATCAATGGATTCTGCCATTGCTTTAGGAACAAGCGTTCCTACAGAAGCAGCTTGTGAATGAGGCTCGTAACCTACTTGATGACCAGTTTCTGTTTCCTGACCTCTACGGTCTTTTAATCCAGACTCGACTCGTGTACCTGAGACAACGCTAGGTCCACCCACTGGGCTAGGCTCGTTTCCTGCAATGCCTTTTCTGCCACTGGGTTGCTGCTCTCCACCTTCGCTGGGAACGGGTCCTCGATTGATGCCACGTTCAGGTTCGTTAGCAAGTCTAGGTTGTCCTGCACTAACACCTGCCCCAGCTGGTTCGGGTTGTCCACGTTTGCTAGGCTCATTCTCAGACACGCCTCGTCTGCCGCCTTCTGTGGGTCGCTCTCCTTCAGCACCAGCTTCACGACCTTGTCCGCTAGGGCGTTCACCCACTGGTTCTGGTTTAGGCTCCCCTGCGGTACGCTCACTGACGTTAGTTCTGGTGGGGCTGACATTTTCTCTGGAAACCACGCTAGGTTCATTTAACTTCTCCTTGAGTTCTTCGTATGAGGTAATTTGCTGTGGGAGTTCCGCAGCTGGTAAGGCTCTTTGTGACTGACCTTTTCCATCAATAACAATGACATCTACAGGGTAAGAAGCTCCCTGTTTACTGTACATATCCCCAGCTACGGAGAAATGGTCAACTACGTTGTAATCTTTGTAGAGGTTGTAATAAAACTCTCGTTTTGCTTTTTGACGATATCCTTCACGCCTTGCATCTTCGCCTTCAGCACGAACACCGCCTAGGATCAATACGGCTCTGCCATTAGCTGGCATATCATTTAAAGCTTTGTATGAAATAGCATGATCTATTTCTCTAGTGGTTTTTCCATAAACATGAAATTCTTCGCCAATAGAACCAAAAGGAGGGTTGGCAATGACTACATCGACAGGATTTATGGATTTAAGAACTGCATTTTCATTAGATACTTTTGCACCTGGAAGCACCTTTTTGAGCATTTCATAACGGCTAGTATTGAGTTCGTTCACCGTAACATTGTTAGGGTTAGAAGCTATCAACAACATTCCGTTACCGCCAGTAGGCTCGTAAACCGTTGTTTTATCAGTAATTCCTGCTAGTTGCGATGCAACATAAGCCAATGGAGCTGGGGTGGAATAAGCCTGTTCTCTAACACTGGTAGAACTTCTGACAGCCAAATTAGGCTGACGGTTGTATAGATTTACCAAGCCATCATAGATTTCGCTTGGCTTTCTGTTCTTATGGGCAATGTTCTGGGCAGCCAATACGACACCCACTTCCACAGCCTCATCAGCTTGTTTGGCAGCCATCGTGCCAGCTTCAATCTTTTGACCAGTCAAATCGGCAATGAATCTACGGGCTTCGTTGATATCTTTAAAGCCTAGACCACCCATGAAATGCTTAGAAATAGCTTGTGCAATATGGAACTTGCCATCTTCTGTATTGAGGTCAAGAGTACCTTTTGGCTCTTCAGCCTTTTCTAGCTCATCCAAAGATTCAACTTCAACCACTTCTTTCTTGGAGCTGGCTTCTGGATAGTTAGCAGACATACCAATATAAGCACCTTGTAGGTGATTAAGATTGATTTTGTCAGCAACGTCTTTACCAAACTTCTCAAGAATCATGTCCCTGACAAACTTGGCAGCCTGTTTGAACTTGTGATAGCCCATACGGAACGCAGCATCCATTAACCTAGTAAGGATAGGCATCAAGCGTTGCTCATCCTCTGGCATCATATTCATACGGGTTGGCTTAGTAGCCAGCCATGCGAGATCTGCTAATGCATCCTCTAGGTCTTGTTTGGCTTGCGCTTCAGGAGATAGATTCTCTGGGGCAACAGTAGGCGCTGCTATAGGAGCTTCTGCACCAGTTATTTGAGGAATAAACTTGGCAAATAAGGCTTTTTGGTCTTCAGCACTCATGCTAGGAGCCATTGGCTTCTTAGCTTCACGAATGTTATTAAGCAACTGATTACCTTTTGGTAATAGCTCTAACTTGCCATTTGGATTCTCTTTAACCAGTTCATTTGCTTTCAAAAGCTTAATAGCATCTTCAGAAGCAATAGCTGGATTAGGTTTTTCATTGTTCATTGCATAGATAATTCCTTGATGGAATTCGTGCAATGGAACTTCTTCTGCATTTACACCACGCAACTCTTTTTCTGTTGCTTTCTCTTGAGGTGTCTTTGCCCTTTGTGCAGCTTGGCGTTCTTGGTTTATTTGAGCTTGAGTTTTTTCCTCAGTTTCTGGTGCAACTTCTTCAGCTGCTGCTTCAGTTTCTGCAACAGGCTTTTCTTCAGTGGGAACTTCGG